TATTTTAGGCAAAAATCTACAAAACTCCCATAAATCTTTGGGGTTTGGCTATTTTGCTATGTTTTTTTAACCGTCTTGGTCTTTTTCTTGGCCTGCTTTTTAACTGGCGCTTTGGGCTTACTGGCAGGTTTTTCCGCGATAGGCGGCGTGGCTTCATTTTGCACCTCTGCTACAATTACAGGTGGACGCTTTGCCTCTTTAATGACTTGCGCCATTTTTTCTCTTACAGATGAACTCATATTATTTCCTATCTTCTATTTGCTTACGTTGTTGTGCAATCAAAATCTTTTGGCGTTCCAACTCCAAGAACTGCCTGTCTATTTCAGTCATTTCAGGAAAATCTACGATATTATCCTGTATTGGCTTTTGTTGCATTCATCACCGCAATTTCACGCTGCGTCCGTATTCTGTCTTCGGCAATTCTGGTCTTATCGTCCAAAGCTGCTTCAGAAACATCAATGCGCTGCTGATTTACTAGAACGTCATTCTTTTCCTTCTCACGTTCTAACTCCTGTTTGGCCTCAAACTCTGAAGACTTGCGCTGCATATCAGCCGCCTTCAACTGAAGTTCCTGATTGCGTATGTCTACCAGAGGATCAGACTGCTGTGGTGGCTCTACAGCTTGCGCCATGCTTTCAACCATATCTGCAATCATAACAGCAGCTATCTGGTCAATCTGTGGCTTAATTTGCTGCATCATCATTTGCATTTGTTCTGGGTTTTGCTGCACTTCAGGCGGTATTCTTTCCATGACCTGTGCCTGTGCCTGCTTCTCAGCCATAAGCCCTATATGCTCCTGTATATGGCCCTGTAAGGCCACGATAGACGCAGGGTTAAGCTGCATGGCAGGTGTAGACATGACCGCCATATGAGCCTCTATGTGAGCCTGATGATCTTGTTCTGGAAATGCCTGTAACGGTATACCCATAAGCGCATTCTGGTTTTCTTTAGCAGCATTAGCAGGCGGCGGCGGCGGTGGCGGTGGGGGCAAAATAGCGTCAATGTTCGTAACGCCCAAAGCCTCGTACATCTTGCGATACGCCTGATACAAACCCATAGGTCCGCCGTGTATCTCTGGATTAGACTGCACCAACTGCAATTCGCTTTGTGCCAAAGCAATGCGCTGCGACATGGAAAAGATGTTCGGGTCTGAAACAGGCAAAACATCAATGCGCTCATCAAAGTCCTGCGCTTTTACTTCAGGGCCAAACTCTTTGGACGCCATATAAGGATATGGCTGCAAGTCTTGCGCAAAAATATTAGACAGAAGTTTAAATTCCATCTTTTGCGAATAATGCAACCGCTTATGAATGGCGGACATAACCTTAGTGCCGCGCTCCATAATAGCCATAGTGGTGCCAACGGGCGTTTCACCGCTCATCTCACCAATCTTCATGTCAGCCATAGATGCAAACCTGCGACCAGCATCCACTAGCGTACCCAAAAGGTTATACAACGTGCCAGATGGCTCTTTAAACGGCAATGGCATTAAAGACGCCTGCAATGTCTGACCAACTACGTCAATATCGCGGAACTCTCCCGGTTGTATCGGGCTATCTTCATCACGAATACGCGCACCACGGGCCTTAAAACCCGCTGGCAAGTTAGCCAAAGTACCAGCATCAATAAGCTGACGCAGCAATGACGTTGACGCCATAGCCAAACCGCCAATCATATGCGTCAGACCCAATCCATAAAAACCCAAACCGGGCAAAAACTTGTAATGCACAAAGTATTTCTGCGCACGTTTCATAGGATCATTCTCAGGGTAATTACGACGAACAGACAGTATTTCGTTCGTATCCTCAAGGATAGTAACAATGTACGGTAGCTTTAAGCCTGTAGGCTCACCGTCCATACCAATGTCCTCAAAGCCCTCAATGTCTAAATCAGTGTGAACCTCATAAAGCGTCAGGTCTGATGACGCATTAGACGGGTGTACGCCCTGTATGTCATCAATTGACTCCTGCACTTCATTCATTTGTTCGCCATAACTGCCGTCACTAGGAATATCTATATCCCTATAGAAGCCAGCAAGTTGCAGCTTTCTAACCTCGTTAGAATCCATCGAAATACGGTGCGTAATGCGTGGCGAACTAGCCAAATCAGGTGTGCCGTAAGGAACAATAAGGTCTTCTGCGTGAATAAACTTACTAACAGCGCGTTGCTTTAGTGGATCACGGTAAACCTTCTTAAACGTAGAGCCAACAACAGGCAGATAAAACAACATCTGATCCAACTCAGGATCATATTCTTCCATTTCATAAGTAATCTGGTAATTCATGTAATCTTTGACGCGCTCTGCTTGCTTAACCAGCATTTCGTTCTGCGCACCAATTACTTGCGTTCTAACAGGACCATTTGCAGGTAAAAGCTCACGATACGCCTGCGCTTGAAACTGCGTTACACTTTCTGCCAGCAATGGATGAACAACGCCTGACGAACCCTCAAAAGGCTCTGTGCGCTCTTCAGTCTTCATGCCTAGAAATTCTAAACCCTGCTTGTACGTGTCTTCCCAATCTTGTCTGGAAGACAAATCGTCCTCAATCGAACCAACCAAATCAGAAGAAATGCGACCAAGAACAGAACTATCAATAACATCAGCAAGATTGCCATCAAAAGCAACAGTTGGAACAACGCCCATTCCATCGTCGTAATCCCCCACTATCGCACTGCCGTCATCAAACTCAAAAACACCGGGTTGTTGCGGTAATTCAGGAATGTTAGCCAAAACGTTTTCTTCAGGCAACATAGGCATTTCAGGAATGCCGCCCGGACCAGAATCACGATCTATAAAAGCCATATTATATTCCTATTTTAGCGTTGAGGCAGAAAAGCTCTACCAACGAAAGGACAGAAATCGGGAACCGTTGACGTAAGCCGCTGGGAGGAAAACGGAGCGTCAACTTAATCTGCCTCAACCTCTTTAGTTACTGTCACAATAGGACAGTTAACATAATACCCCTTAGACATTATCTTACGCCACGAAACTTTGTGCCGCGCAATGCCGCTCCACCACCACGGGAAAAACCTGAGTTTTCATCCTTCATTGGCGCAGTTACGGGCTGACGATAATGCTCCTGCATTACACCGTCCGTTTCAGTAGAAACAGCGCCGCCCTTTGCCATCATTTTAAAATCTTCGCCAGATATTTTACCGTCTTTATTTTTATCTAGCTTTTTTTGACCACCACTTAATGCCATTATATTGCTCCTAATAGTATTCTCTGCGCCTATTGTAACTGTATTCATCTTCATCGTTGTAGTCAGTTCTGGTCACGATAAAACCGCCCTGTCTAAAACGCAGTATAGCCTGTGTCATCGAATCCGCCAAGTCATCATGTTCACCATGCGGAAATGCAGCGCATTCTTCCATAACTTCGTCAGCAAAGTTAGTCTCAGGACACCACACAATGCCGCTCTCAAACACAGGTGCGCAAGAGTGCATGCGCGTAAACTTATCAGCGCCCCTGCTAGGTGTAAATGGCGTTACAGGTATGCCCATACGCCGTAATTCCTGCGTTAAAGGCATGCCAGAACCCTTTTGTTCTATCAAAACCATGTCAGGATCATACTCTTGGTACATATCATTGGCCTGTTCCTTTAATTCAGGAAACTCCCAACGCCCCTTCACCGCATCAAGCAAAATAATGTGTTCTTCGCCGCTTTCTTCCTCAAGAAATATGCCCCAAGTCGTAATAGCACTGTAATCAGCACGATCACCCTTACTAAACGCCGTATCGTAACTCTGAATAATGTATGAACACGCTGGCGGGTCTTCTTTTTCCCAAATATTCCACCATTCACGCTTAATAATCGCACCCTCTTCAGCAGTAGGGTTCTGCATATACTGCGCATTCCATTTGGCTACAGGAATAGACGCTTTTACGCCCTCAAGTTCATCTAAACTCCAATATTCAGGCCAAAGTGACTCGCCAGAAGGCATAATTGCAGGAAATTCAACAATTTCCCACTTATCAGCGCCTTTTTCGCTCTGTTTTGCCAGAACTTTCGCGGTTAAATCACGAATAGACCACCGCGTCATAACAATAATTATCGCGCCACCGGGCTGTAAACGCTGTCTAGGGCCAGAAGTGTACCACTCATACACATTATCTAGCGCAGTTGTACTAAGCGCATCCTGTTCTGAAACTGGATCGTCAATAATTGCCAAATCAGCGCCACGACCAGCCAAAGCGCCGCCCACACCAACCGCATAATATTCACCACCGCCGCTGGTACTCCAACGTCCACTAGCCTTTGCATCAGATGCCAAGCTGACTTTAGGAAATACATCCCTAAAATCATCTGAATCAATCAGGTTTTTAATCTTACGACCAAAACCAACCGCCAACTCCGCCGTGTGCGTGGCCTGAATAATCTTCAGGTCAGGTCTGCGCCCCATAAGCCACGTTGGAAACAAATAACTGGCAAATTCAGACTTCGTATGACGCGGCGGCATGTTAATGATTAAACGTTTTAACTTGCCGTCAGCCACAGCCTGTAGTTTTTGCGCATAAATCTTGTGGTGCCTGCCCTCAATAAACTGAGGCCAAACGTGCTTAACAAACGACATATAATTGCTGCTACGATCATCGCGGTCTTCTAACGTCGAAAGCCGCTCCAACATGGGGGCGACTGTCGCTAACTCTTCCTCAGTTAGATATTGCGCAAAGTTAGTCAGGTCGTTCATAGGCTACCTAACCCCATACCAACTTGTCCGCCTCGGTTGTACCTGCCTACAGGAACGGGAGTTACAGGGTCAGAAAAGAAAATTTTGTTAGTTACACCAGCACGGTCTGTATGCTGACCGTGCGTTATCCCACCTTTATAATACAATTCGGCTTCCGCCACAGTTTTTGGTGCTAACATTCTTTCATCTAAAGTCACTTTTTGCCCTCTAGCCCCTAAAGGAAGACTGTATTGTTGTGTTTTGGGATTGTACTGTAATTTCTTGGCGTCTGGTCCTGTTCCAAACAACTTGGCATTCATCGCGTCAACGCCCAAAGCGTTTGTTGCTTGTGTTAAAATTTGATTATCTGCGGGATTACCATATTCAAAGGAACTGCCCAGCTTCCCCTCTTGTATTTGCGTTTTATACAAAAAACCGGGAAGATCGCCAGTAACCGCAGTTTCAAAGTCTGTTAAATTCTTCTTAGCCTTTTCTGCATCCTGCGATATTCTGTATGTTTGTGTAAGATCAATGTACTTTTTGCTCACATCACCAGTATATTTCTTGCTTAAATCTCTTAGCTCCGCTCTTCTTTCTCCAATTTGTTTATCGGTCAAATTAATTAAATTAGGAAAATCTCTGTTTATTTCTTTCATCCTTTTTCTATAACCCGGATTGCCATAATCCATGTTTCCTCGGTTAGAAATCATGTCACGTATGGCGTACAATTCTTCATCTATTTGATCGTTAGCGCCGAAAACAACGCTCCTGTAAAATCCCTGCGGATCAATTTCACGCCTTGGATCACCCCTAAACCTACTGGTATCAAATATACTACTGTCTAAAATTCGTTCCGCAGCGGTTCTATTTGCGTCCGCATACACATTTTCAGCCGCTTTTACTCCTAAACTCGCATCTTTTACAGCATTATCAACAGCATCTATTTTTTCTGAAAAGATCGTTTGAAAGTTTTCTGGTCTTCCACCCGCATCAGCAAAATCAACTCTTTCTTGTGCCGCCTTCATAGCAGCGGCAGAAAGATCGCGGTCTAAACCACTTCGCATAAAACGATAACCTGTAGCCGTACTAGGAGACATTGATTGATAAGCGCCAGCCCCATAAGCCTTTCCTGAAGGAACCCCCGCTTCACCCAAAGCCTCTGGACTTCCCATTGGTCGATTGCCCTCACCTGTGCCGCTATAATCTGACCTATCACGACCTAAAGGAAATCCGGGTTCTGGATCATAAGCCACAGGGGAACCCTTGTAGAAAGTAAGCGTTTCATTGCTGGGTTTAATGTTAGTCGCCTTTTGTGGGTTTGCTACATCAATTCCAAACATATTTCCGACAACTTGCTTTACAGGTTGTTGTAAAAACTTTCCAAGTCCCAAGGTAAGTGCAGGAATTGCAGTTTCTATACCCGCAGTTAGCATGTCGTTCTTATCAACTTCCTCACCTTTGCTTATAGACTTACCAATACGACCAGAAGCATCCATCGCTCTGTAAATCCCAGCAACAGGATTAAAACTAGCTAGGTCGTTATCAAAAAGAGTTTGAGTCACATCACGAAGTCCGGGCGGGACATATTTAGTCATATCAATAGCATAGCGGTCATCTACTGATGGGCCGTATTGAGGTGCCGTACTTACTGGCGCGGCTGGAAGCATACTAGCATTCTGCATCGTAGGCCCAACAGAACCATCGTTATAGTAATTTCTGGCGCTTAATATTGCATTTTTAACAAACGGGTCAGTCTCATCACCGCCAGTATCAACAGGAGCGGCAGGGGGCTGATACGTGACGTTAGGCTGCATAGGGCCAATAAACGTATCCGCAGTTACAGTGTCGCTAGGGCCATCATCGCCATAACTGGTATCACCGTCACCGAACGGATCAGTGGGATCATAACCGTAATCGCGCCCTAATTCCTCATATGGGTCTGTGTAATCGTTGCGACCTGTGAACCTATCCACCAAGCCGCCAAAAAACATATTTACTGGCTCTACATTAGATTTTTTTTTTACGCTGCCACCCATAGCAGAAATAAAGCTATCAATCGCAGAACCCATGCCCTCACTAACAGCGCCGCCACCCGCAAAGTAATTAGGACGCCGAATGATCAAGCCACCAACGTCAGAGGTTTCCTCTTCCTCATCCTCATCGTCAACAACATCACGAACGACAGGGCGCAACGTGTTAGGCAACGTAGCTGAAGCAATAGAATCAGAAATCGCTGTGGCAGGATTCTGCGCAACGCGCTGTATAGGTGTGCACACACCGTTAACCCTACGAAAACCGGGTGGGCAATCATCGTCTTGACCTGTATCATCCCGGCCCTTCGGAACCAAACGAACTAAACCGCCCTCTTTATCCTCAAAGCCAACGGGCTTGCCTTCCTCATAAACAATCTTGCCAGTGTCATAATAAGCCTGCAAAGCCCTATTGCGGTTTTCTTGCGACATGCTCTTAAAGTCTATAGCTCCGGGCAAAATAAAACTCAACGCC